ATTACTATGGAAATGGCAGAAGAGAGAATTGCCGAACGTATCGATGCTAACTTATTAAACTTATCAATGGACGAGTTAAAGGTCGTAGAAAAAAACATCTTCGACAACAGGTTAGATAAGATCAGGAAGAAATCTCAAGGTAAGCTTATCATTAAAGAGTATCCGACAGCCGGTGCCCATGCCGGTCATTTCAGAGCCTTGCTTGAAGAGCTGAAACTTAAACAAGAGTTTTCTCCTGATATTATCTATATTGATTATCTTAACATTTGTAGTTCACAAAGACTTAGGTATGGTGCGAATGTAAATTCCTATACCTATGTTAAAACCATTGCTGAAGAACTGAGGGGTTTGGCCGTAGAATATAATGTACCTATAATGAGTGCGACCCAAACGACTAGATCCGGTTTTACGAATTCCGATCCAGGTTTGGAAGACACATCCGAATCCTTTGGTTTGCCAGCAACCGTAGACTTAATGTTAGCACTTATCTCTACCGAAGAACTTGAAGAGATGAACCAGATCATGGTTAAACAGTTAAAGAATCGGTATAATGATCCATCTTATTATAAACGATTTGTTGTTGGTGTAGACAGATCTAAAATGAAGCTATATGACGTCGAGGTTTCAGCCCAGCATAACATAGCAGACTCAGGCCAGGACGATCGGCCAGTATTCGATAAGTCTGATTTTGGTAAACGACTGCAGACCGAAGGCTTTAAATTTTAGCAAAAAGGGACTACGGTCCCTTTCTTGTTTGTATAAATAATTAAATAAGTATATTGATGGAATCTAATGGCTGAAGCGGCACAATATCAAGACGGTGGCCTTACTATATTTGACATAGACGAGACACTGTTTCATACCACAGCTCAAATCGGAGTGCTCAAAGAGGGCAAACTGGTTAAGAAACTATCAAATACCGAATTTAATGACTATAAGTTACAGCCTGGCGAAAGCTATGATTATAAAGAATTCTCAGACTCTGAGAAGTTCTATAAAGAATCTCAGCCAGTCCGTAAAATGATGGACAAGGCCAGGGCTATAGTTAGAAACATTGAAGGACATCCTAAAAGTAAGGTTATTATTATTACTGCTAGGACTAATTTTAATGACAAAAAGAAATTCTTAGATACTTTTCGTAAGCATGGATTTGCTATAGATAAGGTAAGGGTAGAAAGAGCTGGTAGAATAGAAGGTGAGTTTATACCAGCATTTAAGAAGGCTATCATTATTAGAAACTACTTAAGAACAAGACAGTTCAGCAGAGTTAGATTGTTTGATGATAGTATGAGTAACTTAAAAGAATTTTTAAAACTAAAAAGAGAGTTTCCAATGGTAACGTTTGAAGCATTTTATGCAAATCCAGATGGATCCATTAAGACAATAAAGGGATAATATGTTAAGCTTTAGTGAATATTTAATCGAAGTTGCAGGCGGAGGCAGAGGAGCTTCAGCCGACGCAGAAGGTAAACTTGAAGAGATTGGTGTTGGTAAAAAATTAAATGGTGACAAACATATGTCTCATAGTAGAACTGAAGATAAAGGCCCAGAAGCCATTCGTCACAGACTTTTAAGTACTATGCATGGCGACAAATATGAAAATCATCCTAAAGTAAAAGAAAAAGAAAAAGATTATGCAAATAATGCTAAACATATATCTAGTTTCATTCAAAAGAAAGGTCATGGTAAACCTAAAAAAGCTCATTGGGTATCTCAAGCAAGTGATAAAGAAGAAGGTGAAGCAGACAAAGGCGATATCCATGTAGAGACTGACAAAGGTAAAAAGATTAGTATATCAGCTAAGACTGGTTTTGGTAAAGTTAACCATGATAATCCGGGTATCAGGAAATTTGAACAAATTTCTAAAACAAAATTAAGTTCACATGGTGAAGCACATAAAGCAGTTTTAGAGAAAAATCTACCTAAAGGCCCAGGTGATGCTAACAAAAAGTATAAAGCTTTGGCGGCATCAGATAAACCTGCAGATAAAAGAAAAGCTGCAGCCATTAAAGCATCTTCAACTGAAATGAATCAAAGTGTAGGCAAAGCATTCCATGGTGGTTTAAAGAAGCAATCTTCAAATGAACTTAAAAAGTCTATTAAAGATGCTATTGCTCCTAAAACCAAGGTTAAACAAATAGTAACTAGAACTATTACTGATAAGAAAACAGGTAAACAAAAAGAACATCAAGTTTACGATCATCATGAACATGTAGATAACTACTTAAATCATTTTGAACATTTACATGTAGATGAAAAGCATCCAAAAGGACAGGCTTCAGTAACTGTTTATGGCCATTATAGACATCCAACTAATAGAAAACACCCAGATAATGGTAAAAGAATGCCTGTAGCTTCATGGTCAGTTTATGGTAGAGCTGCAGCAACTTCATCTAGAGGTGCTACAACATTACCTAGTGAAGATCATCCATTAATTAGTAAAGAACATAAATCTATACAAAAAGCTAAATAACATGATTAAATTTAATGAATTCATAGTTGAAGCAACTACACCTACCACACAATTAAAACATATCGTTCATCCAGAAGATGAGCATTTAATTAATGGTAAGAGTGGCTTTAAGAATGCCGCTGGTGCTTTACAACAAACTCATGAACATATCGTTAAGGGTAAACATAATCATGAGATGACTATGAAGTATGATGGTTCTCCAGCTCTTGTGTTTGGTCATCACCCACAGACTGGCAAGTTCTTTGTAGCCACTAAATCAGCATTTAATAAGACACCTAAGATTAATTATAGTCATGAAGATATTGACCTAAATCATGGTCACGCTCCTGGTCTTGCAGCTAAGTTACATGACGCATTAGATCACCTACACAAAATTGCACCTAAAAAGGGTGTATATCAAGGTGATATGATGTATGGTAAAGGCGATGTTAGACGTAATAGAGATGGTTCAGCATCATTTACACCTAATACAATTACATATACAGCTCATGGTAGAGAAGCTAATCATGTTATGAATGCTAAAGTTGGTGTTGTAGTACATCAAAAGTATCATGGTAGAGATATTACAGATATGAAGGCTAAACCTGATGTAGATCGCGAAAATTTCCGCCGACACGCGGATGTATGGAATAAGTCTCCTCTGCATGATACTAAATCTACAAACTATTCTACTAAGAACCAGATTCTATTTAGACAGCATATGGAAGCTGCTCACAAGTTACATTCAGAAAATCCTGAAATGTATAAAGCTACTGAACCACATCAAGGAGATGGTGGTCACTTATCTACATATGCAAATCATGTTATTAAGACAGGCGAAAAACCTACGGTCCGAGGACTTCAGCAGCATATTATAGATAAACATGAGAAGGAATTATCTAAATTAAAATCTGAACCTGCTCGCAATAAGAAAAAGGCTGAAGCTTTAGAACACGTTAATTATATTAAAGCTAATAAACCACACTATGAAAATATTCTTAAACTACACGAACATTTACAAAAAGCAAAAGACGTTTTAGTTGGTACATTAAATCAAGATCATGGCACATTAACACACGATATCGAAGGAACACCTACAAGTCCGGAAGGTCATGTAGTTCTTCATAAAGGCAAGCATTTTAAATTAGTAAATCGTCAAGAATTTAGTCGTAAAAACTTACTAAGGGTTAGAAAATAATGTTAACATTCAAAGAGTATTTAGAAGAAGCAAAACGCGGTTTATGGGATAATATCCATGCTAAAAGAAAAAGAATTAAAGCTGGTTCAGGCGAAAAGATGCGTAAACCAGGAAGTAAAGGTGCTCCATCTGCAGCTGATTTAAAAGCAGCCGCTGAATCTGTCGAAGTAGAAGATAATATCTTAGAAGATAAGAAAGGCCATTACAGCGATGCTGGAGGTATGACACAAAAAGGTGTAGATGCCTATAACAGAAAAACTGGTGGTAACCTACAAACTGCAGTTACTACTAAACCTTCTAAATTAAAAGCTGGAAGTAAACCAGCTAAACGAAGAAAATCTTTCTGTGCCCGTATGGGTGGAATGAAAAAGAGACTAACATCAGCTAAAACAGCTCGTGATCCAGATTCACGTATCAATAAGGCGCTAAGGAAATGGAATTGCTAAACTTTAAAGAATATATCACTGAAGAAACTGGTGCTAAGCACCAGGTTATCTCTTTTATTAGAGCTAATCCTATTACTACTGGACACGAAAAGGTATTTGACAAAGTAAAAGAAGTGGCTGCAAAGAATAATGCTGATCATTCAGTCATATTATCTAAAACACAAGATAAGAAAAAGAATCCATTAAGCCCAGAACAAAAGCTTAAACATGCCAGACGAGTATCACCTGGTACTAAGTTTGAAACTTCATCAGAAGAGAAACCTACACTGCTACATCACCTTGCGCACCTTCATAGTAAAGGTGTTACCCATGCACATATAGTAGTTGGTTCCGATCGTGTTAAAGAAATGAGAACTCTTGCCAATAATTATAATGGTAAGAAGGGTAAACATGGATCTTATAATTTTAAGAAGATCACTGTTCATTCTGCTGGTCATAGAGATCCTGATGCTGAAGGTTCAACTGGTATTTCTGGAACAAAGATGAGAGAGCATGCCAAAAATAATGATTATAAATCATTTAAGTCTGGTACTTCTTTACAAGACAAGCACGCTAAAGAGATGTTTAATGATGTACAACATGGAATGAAATAGAAAGGTTAGTATGAAACACTTAACACTTTTTGCAGCATTACTTTTAACTGGTTGTAGCTTCATCATGCCAGTACCACATGATCCAGTAGAAGCTGGAAAACTAATTTCAGTTAAACAAAGGATGGATGAGATTGGTTGCGAAATTAAAGATCCATTCGTATGGCAACCAATGATAGATGATCTTAGATGGTTGAACCTATACACAGAATTTAGGCAAGATCCACAAGCCAAAAATATTGAAGAACTATATATTGCTATGCAGAAAGCTAAAGCTGGTAGTACCGCATACTGCGATGCTACCGTTAAACTTAACAAGACTAGAATACAGGTCATAGAGAAAGCCTGGAAAGGACGCTAAAATGTCAATCTTAGCAGAATTACAATCAGCAATGGGCGAACCAGGTATTAAAGGTGCCTTGGCTCAGCAGTTACACGATATCACTGAACAATACAATGAAGGCATCCTAAACGAGGCAGAATATAAAGATTTAGTTGCTCAGATTGGTGATGTTCAGAATAATTCCGACTTAGCAGACGATGAAGTAACATCACGCTGGGTTGTAGGGATTACCAAAGTCATATTATCGGCTGTATAAATAATAGTATAGAATAATTATATAGATGGAATCAAATGAAGAACTTTAGACAACTCGTAAAAGAATTGCCGTCCAGTACCGTGGTAGTCACAACTGGAGCGTTCAATCCGCCGACAGCCAAGCATGAATTGCAGTTTAAACTAGTTGAGAAACTAGTCAATAAGCATAATGCCCAGCACGTCATCTATATCTCAGAATCTAAGGAAGGTCTTCCTACATCTAGGAAAACTCACTTCCTTAATCTTATGTTTAACAACTTTAACTTTGTACCGCTTACCGGTTCATTAAACGAAGAGGTTGCTAAGCTTAAATCTAAATATAAGAATGTTATTGTACTTGGCGATTCTGTTAAAGGTAAATTAACCGAGTCAGTCGAACAGGTTCCATTTGAGGATATCGACAGTTCTAAGATTAAATCAATGGTTACTAAAGGTAACTATACATCATTCAAGTATTTAATGCCATCATCATTTAGAGATATCGATGCTAAACGTATGTTTAATGAGATGAGACAGTCTTATGGTCTAGAGTTTATGAAGGAAGACCTTAAGTTCTCCATTGATTCATTAAGAGACAAATACTTTAAAGGCGAGATCTATCAGATTGGTGATATTGTCGAGTCAGCCGGCGAACAATATGAGATTATGGACCGTGGTTCTAACTATCTAGTTGTTGTTAATAATACTGGTGACTTATCACGCAAGTGGGTTAAAGATGTAAATCTAGTAGAAGCATGCTGGAAAGGTTACAAACAGTATGGCATGAAAGCTAAGGGCGGTAGAAAAGTTCCTAACTGCGTACCTGAGGAAGTAGAAGAAGTTAAAGAAGCCGCAGATTCATCTCAGTTCTGTTACAAAGGTTATACAACAAAGAACTTCCATCACTGTGCTCAAACAGCCGCGGCGTTTAAACTATCATCACAAAATGTTAAAGATCCAGTAGCTATGCTTAAGGCTGTTAAAACAACCGACACATACTTAGATCTACATAATCATAGAGGTGATAATCCTACCATCGATCAAATCAAATCATGGAAGAGTGCGCATATTCAAGCTAAAGATACCTTACTTAAACTAGGTAAATTTGACGCTCATCAAGACCATTGGTTGAAAAATGACGAAGCTTTAACTAAAATGCTTGGACCATACGCTGATAAACTTAAAGAGAACTTTGAGATCGATAATCATAGTAACTATAATATCGCTAAGAGTGTTATGTCTTATCAAGACTTCATGAAGCTTAATAAGATGAACACTGGTAAGATCAAAGATCCTAAACCTGAAGCTTTGCAACACCCGATCGAGCCAAACATCTCACAACAAGAAGATGACTTACAAGATTGGCCATTCCATCCTCAAACAGAAGTTGGTCATACACTAGCTACTCGTCGTCATTTAAGACGCCAAAAAGTTATGTATGCTACAGAGTCTGTACAAGGTGATCTAATGGATGAAGACTTTGCGGCTAAGTTTACCGCTGAATCTCATTCTGGAGAAGTTGGTGATGAAATTGGTAATGATAAAATTAGAAAAGTTAAAACGCTTCCACCACAATTAATGCCAAAAGATGATTCTAAACGTTTAGGTGGTGGTACTAGAGATCATACATTCTCAGCCTTCATGGAAAGAAATAAGAAAGCTAAGAAGGAAAACGTTGAGATTGGTGCTAAAGAACTGATGAATTATAGACTTGCAAAGGAAAATAAATAGTAAATGGATAAACTCGTCGCATCATTAAGATTGGTACTTGGTAATACATTTACCATGTATTTTAAAGCACATTCATACCATTGGAATGTGGAAGGTCATTATTTCCATATGTTCCATGACTTCTTTGGCGAGATCTATGAAGATGTATATGGTGCTGTAGATCCACTTGCTGAAGAGATCAGAAAGCTAGATGCTTATGCTCCTATCTCTCTAATGGAATTGTATAACTATAAGACTATTACAGAAGATACAAGTAAGCCGGCTACCTGCAATGAAATGATCGTTAACCTATTAGAGGCTAACTCGCAATTATTATCTGCGTTATCACATCTATTTGATGTTGCAACTACAGAAAAACAACAAGGATTAGCTAACTTTGTAGCTGATCGTATGGATAAACATAAAAAGTTTGAGTGGAAGTTACATGCTTCACTTATAAAATTCAGTTAACTAATAAAGATGTTGGAGAATACAAATGAAATCGTTTAATGATTTTAAAGGCCAGATAAACGAAGTATTAAAAAAATCAGATCCTATTGAAAAATGGATCAGCGACTTTGTTCACTCAACTAATCCAAAGTTTGCTGGTAAATCTAATGCTGAACGTATAGAAATGGCTAAGGGTGCATATTATGGTGCTCAAAAAGAATCAGTCGCTGTATCACAAAACAGTACAGTTGAAGTAAGTATGAATGAACAAGATAATACTACTAAATCTCCACAATCTACACAAGGAGCTCCTAGTAGTTCTCCAAGTCAAAGCAATGGATCATCTCTTAATAAAAAACCTAAATACCCTGAGAAAAAAACAGATGGACCAGATTCAATTTCTGCTAGAAATGATCATATAAATGCATTAATACCCATGAAAGAAACAGTACAAGAAGATACATGGTCATCAGGATATTCTTATAGATGGTACACTGGTACAGATGGTAAGTTACATAAAAGAAAATATCATAAGAGAATTCGTGACGTTGATAGTAACTTAAAAACATACCGTGGTTCTACAGCAGTTAAAGAAGATGTTGATAAAGCATTCAATGATCATGCAAACTGGGCAAAAGGCGCTGTTACACAAGCTGCAGCTGAAGCAACTAAAGTTGCTCAGCAAGCTACAGCAAGAGCTCGCAAAGAAGATGAAAACGATGATAGTGATCACCAATATGATGCACATAAAGAAGCAGCACGTTTACATAAATCTGCTATGAAGCATTATGAAAAGGGTTCTGATAACTATAAGCATCATGAAAAGATGTCAGGTCAACATAAAGAAATTATTGGTGAAGATGTACAGATTGATGAGTTAGATAAAAAAGCAAAAAATGGTAAAGAACCTATATTATCCAGATATATAAAAGCTGCATCACACGATGCGCGTATCAAACAGCACGTAGCTGCAGATATGAAGAGTAAAGCAGCACACGCAAGAAACCCAAGAAAGAAAGAAACTTGGACAAGTATTGCTGGTAAATATCAATCTCAAGCATGGAAGCGCGAGAAAGGTCATGATAAAGCTGTCGACAAGTTAACTAAAGAATCAGTATTAACATCCATGGCAATAAAAGATCTTGATAAATTAAATGACTATACTGCTCATGTTACATTTAAAGATGGTAGAAAACAACAAATTGGTTTAAGAGCCCACAATGCTAAGACTGCCGAGACTATAGCCTATAATCAGTTAAAAGATGTACATCACGTAAAGATTAAAGAAGAAGTACAGATCGACGAGATCTCAGGACACACAAAAATTGCATACCGTAAATCTGCTGTACCAGATATTCAAAAGAAAATCAAAGATCATGATACATTAGAAAAACATTTATTAGGCATGCATGATAATGATTTTGAGGAAATAAGATCGGAAAGACAAGCTGAGAGAATTTCTAAAGCAGTTTATAGAAATAAAGCTGCCAGAAAACATATGGAAGATCCTAAAGACCATAGCGGTGCATCTGATTACTTAGCTCATCAAATCAAAAATCGTAAAGCTGGCATGAAGAGAGCTGATGAATCAGTACAGATCGATGAGACATCTAAAGCTAAATTGTTAAGATATTTTTCAGCAGCTCCAAGAGACGTTGCGGATAATGTATATAGCGCTAAAGATTATGCCAATCGATCGATAGAACATACAAGAGCTGGTGATTGGGATGCTTCAAAGGCAGCTCATACAAAAGCTACAACACTATTTAATAAAGCAAACAAACGTATCGCTGGCATAGATCGAGCTGTTAAACAACTTGCTAATAAGAAAACCAATGAATCAGTAGAAGAATCTAAAGCCCACGATATTATTGCTAAGAAATTTGCAGATATTGAAAGAGCTAGAAAGTTTTCTACTGGCGAATTAAAGATTCCTAACTATTCAGAAAAAGGTATTGAAACGCCTAAACCTGAAAAGAAACCAAAAGATTGGGCATCAGCATTAAGTGCAGAGTCTAAAGAAGTTAAAGAGGGTGATGAGTATGATGAAAAATGGAAAGAATATAAAGGAAAAACATTTAAAAAGGAAAGCCGTATGTTAAATTTTAAAGACTTCATGAAAGAGGCTTTATCGCCTAAACAAAAGAAGATTGCTAAGATCGCTGGTGATAAAGAAAAGATCGATACTGCAGACTTAGCTGCTTTAAGAGCTGGTAAGAAACCAGTTGAAGAAGCTCACTGCAAAGAAGAAGTTGAAATCAATGAAGGCAAGATGAAAGATTCTCATTGGAAACACGAGCCGCTATCTACAAAGAGATCTGACTATGATAGCGGTGCTGAACATGGTGAAGCTAAAGACATTAATAAATGGGCTAATGAGATTACTAAGCATAAAGAAAAGGCTGAAGCTGCAAAGAAAAAAGGTGACATGCATGCTTATCATAGACATATGGAGACTCATCATGATGAAGCCCGAATTTTTCATCATGAATCAGAATCCGGTGAACATCATCTAAGTCCAGCTAATCCAGAAGAACATGGTTCATATTTTGGCCATGAAAAAGCATCTGAGTATCATAGATTAAAAGCTGATAGATTAGAGAAAAAACATGTTAAAGAAGAAGTAGAACAGATCGATGAAGCTATTCCTAAGAATGGTTGGAAAGTTGATAAACAATTAACTGCAAATATGGATGCACCTGAGCATAAAGATAACAAAGCTTATACTACTAGCGCTAGCGCACAACATTCTGCATTTATTCACAAAAGTCATGATGATGATAAATGGCATGTACAGATAGGTACTAGTGATGGAAAAGCCCATTATAAAGCGTTTGATTCTTATGAAAAAGCTAAAGCTCATTTACACAGTAAAACTGGTATTAAAGAAGAAGTAGAATTAGAAGAAAATTATTACAAAGATATATCTTATGACTTAGATAACATGAGTCATGACGAGTTCCATAAAACATATGGTAAACATAAACATGAAGCTGACCCTACACGCTTTAAGAAACCAGTACAACCTGGTCATGGTATGGATCGTGCAAGAGCTTTAGCTCAACGCGGTATGCAATCATTATCTAAAGAAGAAGTAGAACGTATCGAAGAAAAGTTAGCACAATTAGGCGAAGGTACTTATAAACACGAAGTTGAAAAATCATTCCCAGCATCTGGTGTGAAAACTGGCGATTCAGCTCCAAAAGGTACAACATATATGCCTAAAGATAAAGAGAAAGCTAAAGGCAAACCTGCAGGATCTATAGGTGAAGAAGTAGAACGTATCGATGAGTTATCTCCAGCTACTTTAAAATCCTATAAAAAAGGAATTTACAGAGATCTAGATCGTGCAGCTGATGCATATCCACATGGTACAGGTGATGACGATGAAGATCGTAAGTTAAACAAT